GGGTATGAACGTTCGTGGGACCACCCACTATATAACTATGGAACAATGTAGTCTACTAAGACCGAAACAATAACATAAACAATCACGAAACCACCCTACACAACATCTTCAATAATCATCTGGAGATTCAGCAGACTCCGACTCATCTTCCTCGTCGTCTTGCTGTTCCTCCAAAATCGCTCTCATCGCGCGATTCTGTTTACCACCCTTGGTTATCCCCGCACCCTTCTTCTTCAATACTGGCTTGGTAGCAACCAATTTCATAGACACTTCTGCCGAAGCTGCCGCGGACGTTACGCTCTTAGGTTTTGGTAACCTTGCCTGTCCTGCATGTCTTGGTGCCACTTTCACTTGTCCAAAGGCTAAACTGAGTTCTTCCATATCTTGAATATCCTCCATATCCATAGCTAACTCGGGTTTTTCCACTGGATCCCGTTTGAAGGCTATCGGCTTAAATTCTGTAAGCAGCTTGCCGAAGTCTTCAGGACTCAACAGGTACATAGCTGCAATAATGTCATCGGAGGGTAACTCCGGACTACGTGATAGTAGAACCGAGGCAATCTCCTCAACATCACCGAAGCTAGCGAATGTCGTGTCCACACGAGTAGGACAGTTTTTCAATCCAAGTAATCTCTCATATTCGCGGCGCAGAAGCGGACCCAAAGGGGTAATCCATGCTCCTGACAACATAAGGCCATAAATACGTTCCATCACCTGAACTGGTCCTGTTTTCTGGCGAGTAGGGAACACGTACGAAGCCGCATATTTCTCAATATTGGCTGGCACGGGCACCCATCCTTCCAGCTCCATGACACTGTCGCTGTATTTGATCGTGCGTGTGATTTTCTGAAACTTGACACCCAAATACGAGAAAGGGTATGAAGTAGCAGTCTGGTGGTGTCCCTTTTCATAAGGATAGGGGACCAAAGTAGACTCCTTAAACTTTGCTGAAGTTTCGATATACACGCGACGTTGCACATGTTTTACCAAAGCATCAAGATTTTCAGCATTGTAGGTCTTCTCTGAGCTAAATGATTTGGCGCCTGGAAGCAAAGGCAGGCGCATGGATGTAGTGAAAATACCTGCTATGTATGCCGATGCACACATATCAAATATTGTTGTGAGGGGAATACCAGAGCAGAGTCCCCATGCTTTTAACATGTTGAAAGACCCTACTATATGAAGGTTGGTTGTGAATGCCATATGACAAAGTAATTTTAGCACACGCATGAAGAGCAGAGGCGGGGATTTGCCGTGAGAAACTGAATAATAATTCTCAGTCAGTTTCTGCAAGACCAAACCAAACATCTTCGCTACATGCATGTCCATCGCGGACACGTCTGGTGTCAGTATGACATACGTACCATCTGGATAGAATACCATCCAGAAAGCGTCATCACCGAAACATGTAAATTTGAACACTACCTCATCACGCGCCACTGCCTCCTCACATCCGTCTGTAATAAAATCCATAAGTCGATCTGTGCCACCATAAAACCAAGTAGTTTTGTATGATGAACCCGAAGTCTCAACTTCGTCATGATTCTTCAACGCATCTTGGATATAATGGGCGACCCACATAAACAGAAGTTTGAGGGCTAGTGGTGGTACGTAATAAGGACGAACTTTCGTCGTCGCAGCTTCCCAGGTCATTCTCTCCAGCTTACGTTTCAGCATGAAGATACACTCTTGGGGGTGTTCGCGAAAATACTCGTTCGTTTTTGTAAGTTTCTCGTCATCCTTCTCCAGTATTGATAAATATTTTTCAGCTAACTTTACCGCAGCGACCAAATTCGTCGCATCACATTTCGCTTTGGGATCAACCACCATGAAGGGGGCACCAGCGTCAGCGGTCTCAGTTATGTCAAATACATCAGGGTCATCCCAATCGGGGCGTCTCGGAATTTCTTCAAATATCATAGGCAGATAGTCTGTCATGATTTGTAACTCCTCCGGCTTGGGTTTCAAAACGGGCTCAGTTCCTGGCAACTGAGTAACGATCCTGTGTATTAGTCCAGACAACAATCCGTTGCTCGAGACACAGTTATTCACATATCGAATACACTGCTCTAAAACAACTGCATTCGGATCCTTCTTTTCAGTAAGCTCCTGGTAATATGCAACCAGAGCACCATGGGCAGTACGGTCAGCTCCTACCGCCATTGACGAGTAAGAGAATTTCCATGCTTCCTTGGTCCCTGGAACCAGAACTACTTTAGAATCCGAAAATGCAGCGTGCTTGTAGAGTTTGTCTCTTACATCTTTATGGCTCATGTCCGCACCTGGGACAAAAGCCTTCAACCGCGCCCACTCAGGGACGGCAGTTGTTGCGCTTACTTCTTCCTTCTTGGCCTCAGTAGTTAAACCAGCCATAATATCCTTCAATGATCGACGATAGACTTTTGATGAGCGTTCGTAAGACATAGTAGATTAAATTGTATGATAGTGTATAAGAAAGGGCACCACGTGAGAGCGTGATTCTCCGCCTGAGTTCGTAATCCAACCCATGCGATAAAAGATCTGCCTGTAGTTTTATGTCTTCAGCAGACGGGGGCGTCTAATATTACCGTAGACGCGGTGAGGTAAATGGTTTCTCAGGCTCGAACACATGATAAGATTTCTCGTCACATTCCAGCTTTTCCAGACGTTCAGCCAATCTATTACTGGCGTAACGCAGTTCTGCAACCGCGTCAGCTCCTGTTATAACAGAAAGGGGACCATGAGGATTGGGATCTGGTAATGTGGTGATCGACACATCCACTTTAAAATGCGCACCAGAACCACCGATGGTAGGGTTTCCAAACACAAAAGTAGCGTTGTAACCGGTAATCAGGTAGTAGGCGATGCGGCAGTACTGACTAGTACCACCACCTGACTCAAAAGTGTGCCAGACATTGGGGCCTACCCACATCATGCGGGCAGCTTCCATGTTGGTGAGATCTAGTGAGGTAGGGGTGAAAGTGGGCGAAGAACCTGCAATAGATTGTGTTAGATATTCAATCTTCACAATCGTACCAGGGGGTGTCGATCCAAAAGCGATAGTGTTATCTACAACTCGTATACCATTCGAAAACATAGTCGAGTCATTCGTGGCAAGACAGTGTCCAAAGGCATAATCTCCATTCTCTATGTAAATGTCATTTGTCGTCAGGTGGAGAATACCATGGGGAAACCCGTTTGGAGGAATACGAGGTTTTGACAATTTGACTTTATACGTGCACCAAAGGTCACCAATTGTAGTAACGGCCTGCTGTCCTTCCGTAGCAACAGTGAGTCTACCAAGACAACGAAGGTTGTCAGCAATGGTAGAGTTGCTAGAAGCGGAAGCTTGGGAAGCAGGAGCGGTACGAAAAATGGAACCTAGGTAGCGAGCATTGACGGTATCACGTTTTGGGTTACACTCAACAGGATGTAGCTGATGTTCACTAGGTTTCTCAGACGTAGTGAACATGTACTCAGCCATTTCCTGCTTGGAACCGAAAACAGTTCGTGACACGTCGTACTCGGTAGACATGGTTAGTGTGCCAAGGGCATTGTTGGTAGAAGCTATGGCATCACCACTAGAGGGTACATACGCAAAAAGGAGTCCAAGGAATTCATACTGATCGTATCCTAGGGATTCGATAGCCAACCAGGGCATAAGCTTATTGTTAGTAGGACATATGTCGAAACTGGTTGTTTCGAAGGCTTGCGAACCTTTGAGAGGAGTGATGTACTCCCGATGTGTGATGATGACACTGCCGTCCGACTGATATTCGAAAGAGGGGACACCGGTAGAAGAGCGCATAAACGAATTCTGATGCAGTGTGTAATCACCCATACCGGTGACGCGAGCTAGCCATGAGCCCGCGTCAGCACCGAGTGATTTCAAACCCACCAAATTCCCTAATGCACCACCGATGTTCCGAGCAATCCTGGAACCAGTGGAGGGTCTAGCTTTGACCTTTTGCTTTAAATGTTTCTTGACTTTGTTTTGTTGCGACATGATATAATAGTTGTTTGGGTAAGAGCTGTGCATACAGGCACACCTGGGTGCCTGTAGGCACCATGAACCTCTTGTGAGTTTGGTAGTAGTATCTCCAATAATGATACAGAACAGTAATGGTTTCTGGATATGACCCCAACGGTCATGCTTCCAGAGCTCCCTTATTAGGCCTCCTGGACCTATAATATGCCCAGCAACATCTCTTGCGATGCAACATCCCGCGAAGCAGGAGATGTTACTGGGTGGTATAACCAAAATTTCTGTACGTTGTTCGTCAACCTACATACTACGACTCACATCCTCGAGCAGGCCGTCGCCCTCTCACTCAAGGTGTGTTTCTTGGTCCATACGAGTTTATGTAACGTAAGTGCAGAAGCTGCACTCACGTAGCTTACATGAAC